TTATCAATTGAAACAATTAAATCACACGTACCTGCTACTTTTAATTTATCTGAAAATAGATGGACTTCTGTTTCAATTAAAACAGGTTTAAAAGTTTCCCAAAATTCAACAAAACGTAAAAACATTTGCCAAACATCTGGGTTATATTGGGGTCGTTCTTTATCGTCTAAAAATTTTAATTCTTCTCCATTTAAATATGCTTCACATAATTCATGGACTTGAGTACCTTCTTCAGCGGCTTTTTTAACAATATGGTCTGAGGCGAATCCAACTTGTTTAAGCCAATTTTCAAAATGTTTACCTTTTGGATAATATCCTAAAACATATGTTACAGATGGGTAATATTTCCCATTTCTTCTATAATAACGGGAATCAGGTAATGTTATCTGTTGTGCATCATCTGAGATTTCTAAAATTCGATCATAGGATTTTTTAATATTCCTTTTTTTCATATGGTTAAAAGTTTTTTCTCCATTAAATTGTATTGAGTTAAAGGAGAAACTGTTTGTACTAGTTTAGTAAATTTTTCAAATCCCATTTCACTCGGATCTTTTCCTTGCATTTCTACAAGATAAACTTCTTTTCCAATGTCTAAAAGATGTTCACAAAAGCCAAGGGCTTGTTTTAAAGCATCTGTATCTAGAGCAATGTATATTTTTTGTACCTTAGAGGTAACTATTTTTTTCATTAAATTAGATTGAATATTTTTTCCAAACAATGGAATAGCATTTCTTTTTATTGCTATTGCATCAAATGGGCCTTCACATAATATAATTGGTAAATCCCAATTAATAAACAATTCAAACGGTATTATATCGCGAGACGTTTCAGGGTTGCGGTATTTGATGAAAGCATCTTTTTCGAATGATCTAGCGGTGAAATAATTTAATTTACCATTGTTATCATATGAAGGTATAACAACCATATTATTGTATGGGCCTGAGTTGCAGTATCCAATATTATATTTTAAAATATCTTGTTTAGATATGTCTCTTTTTTTAAGATATGCTAAAGCATGTCTTGCAGTAAGATCTTTATTATTGATAAAAGTTTTAAATTCTTTTGGAAGTTCTAATATAGATTGGGGGTTTTCCTTTATATCATCTGTAGTGGTGGTTTTTACTAGTTTTCCAAGTTCTTGAAAGTATGATGCATTAACTTGAATTTGTTTAAATAAACTTTTAATTGTTTTTCCTTTTTTACCACATGCCCAACAAGCCCAAGGGTTATTTCCTTGACTATTTTCTGTAAAATTAACTTCAAGTTTTGGTTTATGGTGATGACAAAAAGGGCATGTGTATGCTTGATTTCCTCTAGCGGTACGTTTTCCTGTTCCTAAAACAGAATTTACCAAATTAACTAGTAATTCATTTACCATAAATAAAAGATACAACTTTATTCTTGGGTAACAAAGTCTTTTGCAAAAAATTTGCCTAAAATATTGGTATTAAGCCATTCCTCTGAGTTTTCTAAAACACCTAATTGGAATAAATATTTGCATTCATAATATGTTAAGAGTTTTTTATTTGATACTAAATATAATATTTTGCGAGTAAAATCTTTTTGTTTTCCTTGTTTTATTAACTCAAGTATAGGTTTAGCTGAGCCATAGTAGGTTTTCCAATCAGATTCTTTTTGAATAGTTTGGGTAGTTGATTTACGTCCTCTGCCTGTTTGTTCAGCTAATTCTTTTTTAGTTAATTTTTTCTTTATATTGTGATATAAAGATTTTTTACCTAAATATGTTTTACCTGAAGGTTCATGTATTGTTATGTAAATAAAGCCATAAGTATCTTGAGGGAAATCTTCGATAGATTCTATCCATTTGTCATTGTATAACCATTTTTCCATAAAAAATTTATAAATCTAAATTAACTTTTTTAAAAAACTACCCCATATACCTTAAAGTAATTTCTTCATCAACATCTATATCACGTACAGCTTTTATTGTGACAATTTTATTTACTTCATCTATATCAAAAACACTATTAGGATCGCTACTACTGTTAATTAAACTAGGGTGACCTAGACAAAAAATTACTCCTCCACTAGGAAAGGGGAATGTATATGGACACATTTCCGGAGGGTAATAGCTACCTATTCCTATTACTATTCCAGGTGATTGTGTTATTATATCGTGAGTATTAAAAGTTCTTCGGGAAAATAATCCCCAACCATGGATTGGAGATTTTTTTATATAAACTAAATTATCATTTAACATATTACACTCCAGTACCCCACATAGATCCTGTCGCAGAAGCACCCATTGACATAAGTGTTATACTAGAACCAAGTGCACTACATGCAGTGTAATTTGCTGATCCATATGAGGTATTATTTATCATCAAACTTCCACCACCCATACCAGTGGTGATTTGTAAAACTAATCCATCTCCTGTTCCATCTTTAACTTTAACTATTTCAACACAACGACCTGCAGGACTCGTCGATAAAAAAGATGTAATACTCAAGTTTCCATCCCCAACAGCCGATGGCGATCCGGTTGTATTGTCTATTACTAAAATAATATCATCTGTTGGTAGTATAGCTTCTGTTGGGTTAGTCGAATAACCTGTGATTGTTATTGTTCTAAAATTTCTAACTCGTGAACCGCTTGTAATAAGTGAAGCAGATACTGAAAAGTCTGCATTTACTGTAAATTCTTCACTAATTATTTTATTTTCCCAGTCTAGTACAGTATTAGCACTACTATCGTTTAATTGTCTATTATTCCAATATATTGAAGCAGCATTAGTATCATCAATTAAAACTCTATTTTCCCAATTTATTGAGTGCTGCCCATCAAGTTTACTATAGGCTAATTGATCTTCCCAATTAAAGTAACCGGTTGCATCAGAATTAACTAAATTTCGATTATTCCAATCTATTGATGCAATATTATCTTCATCATGGAAAAATCTATCTTCCCAACTTATTGATTGACTTGAATTAGAATCATATGCTACTCTTCCACCCCAATCAATTGAATTTACTTCATTAGTATCAAATCCTATTCTAGTATGCCAATTTATAGATGCACTTGAATTAGAATCAAGAGTTACTCTATTGCCCCAATTTATAGATGCACTTGAATTAGAATCAAGAGTTACTCTATTGCCCCAATTTATAGATGCACTTGAATTAGAATCAAGAGTTACTCTATTGCCCCAATTTAGTGATTTAATTACACTAGAATCATAAGTTTCTTTAACTTGCCAATCTATTGATAAATCTGCAGTATTGGAAAAAACTTGTCTATCTTTCCAATTTATTGAAAATTGGTTATTGTCATCATAAGCTTCTCTATTATCCCAATTTATTGAATTTACATTAGATGAATCTATTAAGTTTTTAGTATTCCATTGAACAGTAATTTGTCCATTATCATCATGTAATCTATTAAGTTCCCAATCTATTGAAATGTCTTCATTACTGTTATATGCTATTCTATTATCCCAATTTATTGATTGACTTACATTAGAATCAATTAAACCTGCAACAGCAGTATTAATACCACCATTAGACCCAGATGCAACTAAAGATCCAGTTAAATTGAATGAGCCAGAAAGAGAAATATCATATGCTACGGTTCCGGTAAAAGCATCAATTGATTGAGAAACATGATGTGCTTCAACTATATTTCCTGTTCCTATTCCTACTTGAGTGAGTATATTTGCCATTTTATATAAATATTATAAATCTAAGTTAACTAATATTGTTGTGTCAGTAACTGATGAAAGGGGTAGTGGTTGGGCTAATTTAGCCACAGCTATAAGTTCACGATTATTATTATGTAAACCTATTGTTGTAACATATGGATTAAAATAAGAACCTGTTGCATAATCATATATTACACCACTATTTGAACTTCCAGAAATTAAAGTTGGATTTTGGGAAAAATTAAATTCATTTTGTCTAATAGTACATTTATATTGAGATTCGTATATTGTAACTGTACTTTGAAATGAACAAGTTAAATTAGGAGCATTAATAAAATTATTTATAAATGCTTCATCTCCAACCCCGTATAATCCATCTCCATAAATAATATAACCATATCCATCTTGTCCAGGAATACCATCGCTTGTTAATATAATTAACCCATGTTCATATATTACATCTCCTACTTTTAAAACACCATATAACATATTTCCTAAACCATCATCTTGCAATGTTATACTTCCAGATGTTAAAATTACAGAAGTAGGTTTTAAATACTCTCCAAATAAATTTGAAGGAATAGATATTACACCTATTATATCTCCAGATCCTGTAGGGATATATCTGTAAGTAGGTAAAGTGGTTGAAAGATAATTATAATAATTTGGAGTGTAAGCAGGTCCTGTAATTGTTCCATCTAAATTAAAAGAAGCAGTTCCTGCTGGGGAACCTGAAGGATTGGTTAAGTAGTTAGAGTAATATAATTTTTTGATTGAATTATATACTAAAACTTTATCTTGAGTATAAATTTGTCCTGTTGGATTTGAACCAGATACCCAAAATGATGAAACTATATTTTGTCCAATGTATCTCTCAATCCCAACATTTGAAGCAGTTAATTCAGAATTACCTTGAAAAGTAAATAATTTATTTATCTCAAAAGGAGAGATAATAACATCAGAAGTTAAAAATGGTTTGAGAATACTCATTCATTCTTAAAAATCAAGTTTTACTCTAATTAGAGCTTCTTTTGTAAAATCTTTTAATAATGGTCTTGACATTTTAGCAACTGCTAAAAGCTCATTTGAATCATTATACATCCCCACAGTTGTAATATAAACTTGAGGGGAATTTATAAATTCACTATGTACTATTTCACCAGTAGAGCCTGAAATAAATGATGGATTTTCTGAATAATTAAATTCACTGTTTCTTACTCTAACAAACACATAATCAGATGTAATAGTTTCTTCTGAATTTAATGAGAATGAAGCTCCCCCTGAAATGGCATAAAATAATTTTTGGGTATTATTGCCGTTTGAATTATTCGATCGGGAAGGGCTAACGTGAATTGATTGAGAAATAGCAGCGGGGTTTAAAATAATAGTTCCTAAATCAGGAAACACTAAACCATATGAACCAGAATTAAGTACATATCCACTGTGTGCTAAACTTCCAGCAGTACCATTTGATCCTGAGATTAATTGGTAAACACGAGATGTACCAATAAATGTATTTACTAAACTATCTTGTGAATCATCTGTTAAATTAACTGAACCTCCTGATCCTGAAAGGGTTAAATTTAAAGACCCTGGGAATAATGATTGTTTATATCTTGCTCTTTCAATATTAATTACCCAAAAATTAGATCCTGTTAGAATATTAGATCCTTTTCCAAAAATAAAATTAGCATTTTCATCTTCTAAAATTAATGAACGGTATTGTCCATACATTGTTTTAGTAGGAGAATTTTCAGGAACTATTGAATTATATAAAGTACTTCCACTTCCCAAAGGATCAGCATACACTATATTAAACTGGCATGGTGAACTATAAGAAGAAGTAGTATAAATACTTAAATAATAATCTCCTGTGGAATTTATTTCTTGAACAGATGAAGTAAAAAAGGAAGTTAAAATAGGGGCTCCAGTTGACCATAGAGTAGAGGTAATTGAATCACTACTTACTAATAAATCTTCAGAATCAAATCTTTTAAATGACATTATATATTAGTTTTTATTATTAATTATGATTAATTATAACAGGAATAGTTAAACGAGCACCACTATCTAAACCTATAAATGTTAATGTAGCTGAAAGTTGTGTATTGCTTCCAAATAATGTGTTAACAGTTGTTGCTTTTAAATTAAATTGGCTACCTATTATAGTTTGAGATACATTGGTACCTAATGTAGTAGCAACAGTATCAACTGATGTGGCTGTTGTGGGGGATATTCCGGTACCATTAAATATTGACATTAAGCGAACATCTGAAATTGTAGCTGAATATCCATTGGTTTCAAATGTTTGGGCATTACCTAGATAATTTAATGTTTGAGGCGTAATTGAAAGTGTAGCTCCTTGTTGTAAAATAACAGCAGAATACCCTAAACTAAGTACAGGTAATTTGGCTGTTCCACGAGGTAAAGTGGCTAATTTATATTTCATAATTTGAGTATCTATTGGAAACGCCTCAAGCAATGGCATATTTTGAATAGCTTCGCCATAAAATGCTGAACCTGATGGGTGGTTCGGATTATATAGAGTGTAGTCTATTTCATCATCTGATAAAGAAAATTGTGTAATTCTAAAAGAACCATCGTTTCTAGCTAAAAGTTCTCTTCCTTTTGTTGTTAATATAGCGTCAACTGTGACAACTTGATTATTTAAATAGCCCAATTTTTTAAGTTTTAAGAGTTAATATATTTAAATTTTAATTTATCTTTTCTAGTAGATAAAGCTCTCCCAGAGAGAATATTATCTATACTTGATGTTTTCAAATTGTAAAAAGATGCTGCTTCTTTTATACTTTGATAAATTTTACCATCATTTATACATAGTATAGAAGTTGTGTTTTTACCAAGCATCCCCATTTCCATATTTTCAATATGGGTAGGAGATGGTTTATATCCTGTCCTAATATTACTTCTTAAGGTTCGTTCTTCCAAGGATTGTTTTCTTCCTTTATTTCTACTTATTCCCTTATTTCCTTCAGATATGAGTTTATTAGTACTTTTACTATTTTTTCCCCCTTTACCATCTATTCTACAACATAAAGAGGGGGATTTTAAAACTTTATAAAACTCTTTATAGTATGTCTCTCTTTCTAATAACACCTCTATTGAACATTCTTCTAAAATATCAAATATATGGTTTTCAACTCCGTGTTTTTTTAAAGAAAAATATAACTTTCTTTGAGCTATACAATGTAATCCTTTATATTCTTTAAATCTTCTTTCTATATTAATACTTTGCCCAATATAGATTTTACCTGTTGGGGATAATATTTTATAGATTCCGACCATGTTTTTTATTATAAATATATTATATTAATAAATACTTACCCAATCAACCCTTTTTCAGTAAGAAGTTGAATATATTTATCAGTATTTTCATTTAATTGCGGAACTACATATTCTGGGGTAATAATAAATGAATTAGGGGATGCTCCATTTGCAGGTCTAAATCCTTCAAATATTATTTGGGAAGAATCCTCTACATATCTTCTTATTAAAAAATGGTCTAAATTAAATGCTGATGAACTAGCACTAACAGGAAGATTAGCATTAAAATGAACTTCAATTGAACCTGTTTGAGAAATACGACCTGATCCACTGTCTCCAGAGGGAAATATTTTTCCTACTTGATATACAAAATCTTCTCTTCCCTCAAACCTAAATTCATCTCCATATTCAATTGACCATGGTAATGTTATTGGGTTAAACCCAGATTGAGATATATCAGATTGTTTAATATTAACTCCATAAGATTCAACTATTTCAGAAACTGATGAAGTTATAATGTATGGGTAATTGATTGGGTCTAAATAACCCCATATTGATCCAGTGTATGCACTTGGGGGCACATATGGTGGAGTTTGAGATACTGTAATTTGGCTCCATTTGATATATACTTCTTCAGTAAACCATGGGTAATTAGTAGTTGATCCACCACATGTTACTTTAAATGTATATATATCTCCAGCATTTAAATCAGATGGTGGAATTGTTAAAGAAATGGTACGGAATTGGCTATCGTTTTGGCCACTTGCATTAATGGTGGTGGAGGAATCAATTACAGTCTGGGTACCTTTTAATATTCGCAAAGTAATGTAATAATGATCACCTAAAACATTTCCAAGAGCGCTCCTTCCTGCTATCGTTACATCTACCTTTATAGTTAAAGAAACAGCATCATCTACAGCACCTTGGGGGACTTGATAACCACCACCTGTTAAAAATGAACTACCATAAATAGTTGAATTATAATTAATGGTGGTAGATTGAGGGAAAGGAGCAGATAATATTATTATACTTCCAACATATAAAAATTGGGCTGCGTAATCTCCAATAGAATTAGTACTTGTAGGGAGAAGACTTTCAAATAGTATCCCTTCCCAAGTTACATTAGGAGCAACACCTTTTTGAGTATATAAAATTGGTTCAATTCTATATCCTCCTCTAATTATTTTTCTAAATGCACTTGGTGTATTATTTAAACTAGATTGTCCTAAAATAGAAGCATATCTAAATTTATCTCCTGTATGGAAATTCTGTTGAGTGTTAGGTAAAGAAATATCTGAAATGTTTGGGGTGGAAATATTTCCATCCTGATCAATTAAATATTTAATAGTAAATGCTGAAGCATTCATTCGTTCAGGGGCCCAACTTCCATCCATGTAACCGTATGCTATATATGATTTTAAACTTTCTACTGCTGGGTCTCCATTAGATTGATTATTAAAGGCATATCCGTTATTAACATATGAGAGAAGATTGTTAAAACCATTATTACTAGGTTCATTTATTTTATTAGAAGTATTTTTTGAACCAAAATACCTTGGTATAGTATGCCTAAAAGAATCATAATTTGAATCTTGTACTTTTGCTCTAGTTGCACTTCCGCTTATTAATTGATCAAAATTAACAGGTTCTATTATACCCCTAGTATAATCAACATCCATGTAATATGAACTGTCTCTTAATTCAAAAGCATTATTTAATAATGCATTTTCATCACTATTGTAGAAATTTGGGGTTGTAATATAAGGTTCAAATATTACATTTTCACAGCTAGAAGTACTTACTGCTCTACTTTGGGTAAGTAAAAATTGAATGTTTTGTATCGTTACACTAGTTTGTGGGATGGAAATTAAACTTAATACATAAGAATTGTTTGTTAAGGAGTAAAATGAACCTGATATTGTGTAAGTAGAAGACCCAGGAGGTAATGAAGCATATCCAGAACCCGGCAAAGTAGCTACAATAGTTGAATAATCTGGGGTGGAATAAACTAAAGCAATAGATGGGGTTGTAACACCAGGATTGGTTATAGTTACACTAGCTGTAATTATTAATGCAGTATTTGGGGTATTTGCAAAAGTAGTATAACCAGAAGAGGAATCATAATAATTTAATATGTTAATACTGGCTGTGGGGGTTAAAATAAGTGGTGGGTTTGAAGGGAGGGTAGTTGTAATAGGATTAATTATTGAAGCAGAAACAGTATAATCTAATACTTGGTTAGGAAAGAAAGAAGGAATATATGAATTTAATGTAGAATATAAATAATAATCTGGTTGTTCATTAATGAGTATTAAATTATATGGGACATATGTATTATCTAAAGGGTTATATATTGAAGCTTTATTTATATTTTCTAAAACTATAGTATTATTATTTCCATCACAATCAATTCTAGCTATTTTTAAGTATTTAGTTACAAATAAATTATATAAAGGTGGTCCTCCAAAAGTAAAAGGTTCATTGTAAAATAATATACTTCCAGATTGAGGAGTAGTTATGCTATTTAAAAATAGATTTTCAAAAATATTATCTTCATTACTTGAAGTAGGATAATAATGTACTTGTCTATATTTAAGTGGTTGAAGATTTATTGGGTATGCTTCATTTAATATACCATCAGATACTAATATTACAGATCCACTAAATTCACCATCGTAAAACTCATCTTGAGCATCATGTAATACATTTACTGAACCAGAAAGGGTTTGAGATGTTTCATACCAACTTTGAGTTAAAAAATATTGATTTTCAGGACCAATACCATTACTTCCAGATGGAGAGGTAAAGGTTCCATTAAATTGTTCAAAAGTTCCGCCTGTACCTCCACTAAAATTTTCTACAGTACCTGGTTGGTAGTCATTCCATTGTGGAGCTAGTGTTCCTGTTATTGAGATATCTTGAAAGGTTATTGGGGTATTAAGGGAATAATTCAGTAAATCAAATTCATCTGAAAAAGCAAAAGAAAATGCTCCTAAAGATGTATCAAATTTATATGCTATGGTTGAATATGTATCTACTTGTGGTTGTGGGTATTTATTTCTTTCAAGTAAATGTTGTTTAATTACAATTCCAGAGGCAAGACTTGTACGTGCAGGAACAAAATCTCTAATCATTTTAAATAATGAATTGTCAAAGAATTTAATTAAACGTATAAAGTCAACTAAATCGTAATTTTTGATATACTTTTGAAAATATTCATTTCGTAATTGATCTAAAGCAGGGTATGTAACTGCAGAAGAGGATCTTAATCTTGGGTCTCCAATAAATTCACCTATATTAAATGAACCAATTTGATCCATTATATCCTCATTTATCTCATTTGTGGGGGAAAAGGCTACCTCTAAATAATTAACATTTTGAGTATAACTTTGAGATATATTAGATTTTTGAGATAATGACATGAATGGTGATAAAGTATCTCCTTCGGGCATTACATTATTTTCTATTCTAATTTTATCCGAAATAGCATTTCTAATACCTGCTATTGGTTGATCGTAAAAGAAATATTCTGTGTTAGGGTTAAGAGTTCCATAAAATTGATAAGTAGAATCAGATCCACTAAATGATTGAGTTATAGCCCAAGATCCTGTTACTTTTGGATGTATGGAAGGTGGGACTTGATTTGGAAGATTTATTTCATAAAGTTCATTTCCTAAAGGTGCTCTAAAAGCAAGCTCATTTGGGGCACTATTTAATGAATTACCTTCAATAGAAGAAGGATTCATTATAAAATCTTTAAATACACTTTCAGATATTGGGGTGTTATAATACCTTAATTCTTGTACAGAACCAGCAAAAAGGCCACTACCTGTTGGATCTAAATTATATGCATATAGTATAGCACCACCTACATTTCCGACATATGCTCCTGTGTTCCAGAAGTTATTGCTAGTTGTAATTGAGGAAGAAGCAAAAAATCCTAATTTAGTTCCATTATCTCCTCCTTCATATATTTTATTCCCAGCATATATATTAAATTCATCTCCATTACGAGTAATCATTAATGACCACCACCCACCATCATAAAAAGGTAAATAAAGACTAGAAGAAGATCCAAACGATGTTGGATTCATATTATCAAATCCTGGGTAAAATGTTAGAGTTGAATATGGGTTCATTGAAGCAGTGCCATATAAGGAACCACTATATGAACCAGAATCACTATATTCATAAGAACCTAATGTAACTATTGAAGAAGAATTAAATTGTTCTCTTACTTCAAATAATAAATTTCCTGAGGGGTAAATAGCACCTACTGATAAATTGGCTGATCCTGTAAGAACTAGTTTGGTTTCAGGAATAAAGGGTTTAAATCTAAACATTACTGTTGATGGAAAATTATCTTGAGAGTTCCATGAATGATTTAATCCCCATTGGGTAGCGGCAAATGCGCCAGTTCCGGATTCACCATAACTAGAGCTTAAAGGGTTATGACCAAGAGCATAATTAAATTCATTTTGCCAATAATCCCAATCATTTGAATCTACTTTATCTTTTCCTCCATATTCATTAATTCTTAATATAGTATCAGGAATACCATATGAGGTAATTAAAGCGCGTAAACCAGGTAATGTACCTTTTGTTTTAAGTAGGTATGGTAAATTATGATAAATACGTTTGTATAACGATTTATTTACATCATCTAATGGCATATAATCGTTAGAAGCAGATATAAATTGATCAATATATTCAAATCCAAAAGGTGTAGGTAAAGATCCTGTTATATTTGGAAAAGGAAATAATCCTCCTTGGGGGGTTAAACCTAAAAATGCTGTATATAAATCTTCATTTGAAAAATTATTTTGGTATAATTTAACTCCAAAATCACGAATAGCATCTGCAACTAGATCTTTAGATATACCATATTCTAAACGGTTATCTGCATTGTATTTTTCAGTAACATCTTTATAATATATCCAAATATTATCATAAAATTGAGCTACCATTTGCACAAATAATTCATATTGAGCATTATTTGGATCGTCTCTTAAATATTCAGGTATAGAATAAAGTAGGTTATCTTTATTTTCGTTATCATATATTGAAGCTGAAAGTAAAAGGCCACCATAGTATGGGCTAGATTCATTGGTGCTTCCTATCCATGATAAAACTTGAGGGGTATTTGATTTTGCTAATTCATATGGTTTTTCTGTATTGGTTTTGGGCCAAGTATATGGGTTATTTTCATAAAATAAAAAATAATCATATCCATCAAAATTAGTTATAATATTATCTATTTTAGATTGATAATCTAAAATACTACCACTTATATTAGAATTAGTAACATGATTTAAAATAGCTATAGAAGAAGAATATT